GTCTGTTTTGCGACCTTTACCAGGAGTAGGATCGCGAGCACCATAGATACCGTAACCGGTAAACTGACCTGTTTTCTTATCTCTGTCGTGGCTGAGTGTTGGATTAAATCCACTTTCTTGCTTTACCTGACCGGCCAATGCAGCAACAGCATATGCAAGATTCTCTGGTGATACACCTTTCTTGCGAAGTTCATCTGCAAACGCTTGCATGATATTCTCTTTGTTGTTTTTTCCATAAACAGATGATTTTCTTGCTGCTTCAATATCACTTTGATTCACATCAACATCAAGACGACCAAAAGATTGTATATCACCTTTATCATTTTTGATCACTTTGATACCAGATTTTGTCAAGTCATCATCATTTATCTTCTTCAAAAATTCTACACGAGGATCATCAGCAGGTATATCACCCTTTTGTAATAGATCAAGAGTTCCCCTCTGCTCAGATGACAATTGAGATTTTGCACCAACATCAGAACGATTTTTACCAATACCTAAAGATTCTTTGGTTTTTGCACTCAATTCAGGCTTATCACCTTCTTGAGGTCTCTGTGAAGAACCTGTGATGACGCTTTTCAGCTTTTCACCTGTTGGATCGTCTCTATCATAATTATAAGGAAATGCAGATTGCAATTGTTGCGCTGTCAGTCTACTCAAAAGAGATCGACCCTCAGTTGTATCTACAAGCTCCAACCTTTTAGTTGGAGCAAGGTTCATAATTTTATGATAATCAACTGTCAGATTTTGAAATCTACTATCTTGTGCTTTTGCTACCATTTATCTTCTTCTTGCTAGGGCCGCCCTGTCGCGGTTCTGTTGTTCTAAACTCTTCAAATGATCTTGAAGCATATCGATATAGACTGCGCGTTCCCAAGGCATCATGTTTTCCAGTTCATTCAGACTGTACTTGTGGTGCTGCATCATAGCAAAGTTGGTCTTGAAATAGTTCTTTAGCGTATCATAGCTAAACATCATTGAAAAAAAGCTGAGAAATCTCGGTACTCCTTCCTGTGCAGCGTCTTGCACTTAGGGCAGGTATTCTCGATATCAACCACAAAATATGGGAAATTATCGACAAACATCTCCAGCCTTCTGAATTGGAACTCAGATAGTTCCTCAACAAACTCCATCAATTCTTTCTTACTCAAATCTTTTGTTGTATATATCTCATCACCCTTCACAATCATATCAATGCAATTGGCAATGACTTTGATCTTGCGGTCGATCACCGCTTCACCAACCTCCATCTGTTTCATCAGAGCATAGGTGGGATATTTCATCTTCATAGATAAACCATTACCCAGTTCGATATTATTGCTGATTGATTCGTCTTTAGCAATTCTACATTTTGAAAGGTCAAGATTATCTTCATATACAAAACCACACCTATTATCATCAATGATAGCATTGCAGGTGAACTGTAGTTCTATCTTATCACCTATAGACAAACCTCTGAGAGCGATAAAAAGAAAATCAACGTCGAAGAATGGTAGCTTATCAACCTCTACACCCTCGGTCAGAATACAGTTATTGAGTATCTGCTTGGTGACATTGATAACTTCATTTGTATCTTCTGCTTCGGCTGCCATCAACAAAAGTTTTTCTTCTCTGACCTTGAATGGTCTGACCTGAATTTCTTTTTGTGTTGAAGGTATTCTCAGATCATAGATAGGTAATTCTATCTTTGGTAACCAAGTCATAATATATCCTTTCGTTATTATAGTATATTAGTGGTGATGGCTGTATATGAACTATTCGCATCAATGCTTGAAGATGGATCAAGATTACCTCTAGTCCATTTAGTATATGTGAAGGTTACACCAAGACGTAGAAATTGGTCATCAGCCCATGTAACCTGCTGAGGATTGACTAGAACTGGCCACGCATCTTTCAAACTAAACATATACTCAACATCAGAAGAACCATAACCACCTTTTTTATCGTATTCGCTAAATTGAAAAATATCGATTTGACATGCATAGTCATCTCGATAATTGAAATCGTATGTGGTTATAGGATTGATCAGATCCATCCAATCATCAAATAGCTGTCTCTCAATGGACTGTGAACGACAAAGAAACGTGAGATTGATATCTTCATAGCTTGTTTGAAATGGCATCTTGAAACTTGGCCCATAATAACGGAGATCCACATTTTGAAAGCCGCGACCAGGAAACTCTGCAACTTCACACAGATAGATTAAATCTTCAAATATAGAATTGTATTGTCTCAAAGGATTATTGAGTCCTGTCGGCAGTATTCTAACAGCAAAACGACATGATTTGGCTAGAGAACCATACTTGTCAGACACCTTTTTGAAGGTGTCCATATCAAGCCCTCTTGGAGCATTTTCGATACTGATTGTTGCCATTTTTTACCTTTATATGTTGTATTCGAATTGTGCTACAGGTAAACCAATAGCTTTATCCCATTCTTCGGGTAACATTTCAATAAACTTGCTGCGAACATGGGTGAAAAGATATCTCTTCACGCACGGACGGGTGAGAGAAGCTAATTTCTTGGTAGAGGCCAGCAGGTCATATGATAGTCTTAGTCTGGTTGTGGAATTATATTTGCTATTATTACGGAAATCTTTGAGTTTATCCAATAGCAGTTGGCGTTCACCCTTACTCAGATAGTGCAGGTTCAGACCTAGAAAACCATCATTGTATGGTTCAATGGGGAATACCAGAGGAAATCTATCATACATGGGCAAAGTCTTCTTCATCTTCGGATCATATGCGAAGAAATACATCTTGCCGATGATTGCGTTGTCTCGCCCTCTCTCGTCACTACTTACAAGGTTCTTTCGGTAGCCAGCAGCACTGCGAGCCTTACCAATAAACCAGTCTGTTGAGTCTTTTTCTGTAGCCATGGAGCTATTTATATGTTGCCAAAGGGTTGCCAGTATGCTATAAAAGGTATGTAGACCAGCATATGAATTACTTTATACCTAGTTCATCCTCAGTGATTAGCTTGAACTCCCATCCTTTATCCAAGCAGAACTCCTGTGCTGATTTCCATTTTGCCTGGTTCACACCCCATGTCATAACCTCTGTCAGATAGGCCTTTGTCCTTTTCTTCTGTACTTTTGGCTCCATCGTTTGCTTCTTTGGTTTGACCTCAAGCATCAGTGTCTTGGTGCCACCATTTGGTGTTTTGACTCTAACGATAAAGTCTGGGAAATACCTGTGAATACGATTGTCTACAGGTGAGCGATATGGTATAGCAATCTCTTCAGATTTCCATTCTATCACGTTGATGTTTTCATCTAAATATTTCATGACCTTTAGTTCCCATAACGAGCGATATATGATGCCCGTTGGGTCACCCCCATACTTCTTGGGGTTCTTTGGTGAGAATTTGCCTTTGTAGGTTTTCATATAAATATGTATGCAACAATAGGATAACAATAAAAAATGTCAGATAGCCTGAGTACGTCAGCAGACACCGCACTAACAGAACTACCGGATAGTAAAGCTGCTATCAGTACGATAAATGCTACATCTTTACCTGGAAATAGAGTTGATTCACCGGCATCCGTATTGCAAGGTACATATTCTGGAAGAAGTGGCGGCACCGTAACAAATCAATCTTCTGAGGCTATTGATAAATTTAGCAAATTTCTTGGTTTCTCCAATGAAAATAAATACGACTTCAACTACCGTTCATTTCCAAGTGATCTAGGATCAGAGTATAATAGTCACTATATGATCATCAATATAAATGTACAGGTGGATAGAGAAACAAAACCCAGAACAAATATCGTAAATTCAACCAATTTTCAACCCGCAAATTATACACCAACAACAGAAGCTTCGAGGGTCGATAAACTCAGAAATTCTATGAGACCTTCACTTATACCTAATAGTATAGGAGATTTATGGAATACTACGAGAGATATAATAACAGACCCCAATGCTGTGAACTTACCTCGTAGTACTAGAAAAATCAAAGAAGCAATAGCACTCTATATGCCTATGCCTACAGTTTATACTCATACAAATGTTTATGAAGAAGTCTCGCTTACCGCATTTGGTGCACAAGCTTTGAAGTTGGGTGGAACATTTTTTGGTAAAACTTTACAAGCCGCACTCGCAGGCAGATTAGCGGCAGCAACCAGTTCTGCCGCACCTAATATAATAAATGCTGCTGGACAGTTGATAAGAAGAGGTGCAACAGCAGCTGGTATGCCTATCAATCCTAAGATCGAGGTTCTATTCTCACATACACCTCAGAGATCATTTCGTATGGAAATTCTGATGGCCCCCAAGAATGAGAAAGAATCTGAAACTGTGAAAAATATCATTGATACACTAAGGTTTCATGCTGCACCTGAAATCGATAGTGTGGCTGGTTTCATACCAATTTTCATACCACCAGCAGAGTTTGATATCACTTTCTATCATAAAGGTAAAATAAACAATAAAATTCCTTTGATAAACACCTGTGCGCTCGAACAGATTGAAGTGGATTATGCACCTACAGGTGTTTATTCAACATTTGCAAATGGTCATCCAGTTGCTATCAGATTGAGCCTGGCCTTCAGAGAACTTGAGATCCTACACAAGCAAAGAGTTGTACAGGGGTTCTAATACATGTCAAAATTTTTTGATTACTTTCCAAAAATTCCTTATGATATAGCTAAGACGAACTATACAAGCTATCAAAATCCTACGAATATCTTTTTTCGCATAGGTATGGTCAAAGAAACGCTAGAAAATATATCTTCGTATTACATATATCAGATAAAAGATGATGAGAAACCTGAGATACTTGCTGATAAAGTTTATGGTACACCAGAAGCACATTGGATTATTTTGATGGCCAATGAAAGACTAGATGCATCTTATGATTGGCCTTTGAACTATGCAGATTTCAATAAGTATATCGCAAATAAATATCGCACAGCAGCTGGCGGTAATACTTTGAGTGATTCACAAGTTATCTCTTGGAGTCAAGGTGCTACACCAGGTTCAAATAGCATTCATCACTATGAGATGGTGATTGATCGAACTGATGCATCAACCGAAACTACTTCAGTTTTCAGATATGTTGTAGATTATGATAAGAAAACTGATTCCGAAATTTCTTATGTTCCATATTCATATTACAACAATCTTGGTGATGGCAGTTATTCAACATATACTGTAAACGGTAAAACAGTTCTCCAGAAAGTTTATAGAAACCTGGTTACAATATATGATTATGAATTTGAACAGAATGAGAAAAAAAGAGAGATAAAGGTAATAAAACCAGAATATTATGTGCAGATCAACAATGAATTGAAAAAGCTCGCAGGTTTAAATGACACTTATATTAGAAGACCTATGTAAAGATCATGTCAGATTATAGCGATATTTTAACAGAAGCTCACGAAAATTCAGGTACAACATTCTCGATATCTTTCGACGGTGTATCAGAAATCAATCTTGACCAGGTAACACCCAAAGAGGTGATGCTTGGTGAAAGTTTATTGACACCAGGTCTTCAAACGTCTGTGAAGTTTGATAGCTATTTGCATACAGGTAAAATAAAAAATTTAGATGAATTTAAAAATAAATTGATGTATATCAACATAGAAAAACCAAGTCTTTATTCATGGGATATGCAAACAAACTTAGATATAGCACAACGAGTTTATCGTCTTGACACCAGACACCTAATCAATAATAATAACGAACGATTTATCTTGAGAGCCTGTGATGACACACAACTTACAGATCCGGCCACACTTGTTAGTAAATCTTGGAAATGCACAGCACCTTCAGATATTGTAGAAGAAGTTCTAGGTGGTTGTGCTGGAGCAAAAATGCTCGATATAGAGTTTGCTGATTATCCTAGAGACTATATTGCAGAGAATATTCATCCATTTCAGGTTGTATCGCAGCAAGCCGGCTATGCTCTTGCTGAAGGTACAGACCCTTCTTTCGTGCATTATATGACATATGGTGAAAATAATGGTGTGCCTACCCATCATTTCAGATCATTAAAGAGCCTATCTAAACAACAGCCAATAATGGAATATTTTTTTAACGAGATAAATAATTCTCTTGCTGATCCTAGTACTATAATGACATACAATTTCCCATGTGATTTTGATCTCATGTCTGACATATTGAATGGTATTGATGCTGATGGTAGGGATATCAATAGTCTCGTTTTATTTGATCCAATCAATAAAGCATTCAGCCTCTTCAATGACCAGTTCAATCTTTATGGTTGTGGTATAGGATCTGGTGTGATGAAGATGGCTATATCAAATCAGAATACATATCAACAGCAAGATATGTGCCCTGATTATGCGAAAGAATATCTGCTGAAAAGACAGGCTAGAATGGGTTTGCTAGATAGTAATAAGATTGCGCTGCGAATGACAGTACCTTTCAATCCAGAATTACATGCTGGTAAAGTCATCGACGTATCTCTATATAATAAAGAAACACGACCTGCACCAGAAAAAAATTATGGTTCTGGAACATATCTGATACTACATATGTTTCATCATATAATTCAAGGTGGTCTTGCAACAACAACAATGGATTGTGTTGCAAGTACAGTTGGAAGAGGAATAGTATAATATGTCATCAACACCAAGAAGTTCAGCAGCATCGGGGCTTTGCTACGGTATCGTTGTAGGTGGGCATGATGCGGATGCACCAAGTGATTATTCAGGTAATCTCAGAGTATATTTTCCAGGTATTCATGGTAAAGACGTTGACGTAAAGCATCTGGCCTTCAGCCCTCGCTTGATGAGCCCAACCAGAAGTTCTCAGCAGGAGTTTCCAGGTGGTTTAGACCCCGGTACACTTGTCGTAGCCATGAAAGACACCGGTTCAAACCAGTGCCAGATCATCGGTCTAGCAAACGATATCAATAATAATGACCAGACAATTGCTGGTAATATGAGCTTGCTGCAAGGTATTGCTCAATATTTGACAATGAATATTCAGGTCAGACCACCACCCACAACGGTGGATGCTAATGTAAATGGTGCTCAAATCCGTCAGATACAGGAAAAAGGTGAGCTTTGGAATCATGGTATGACGAGAGGTCTACCAACCCATGCTGCAACCTATAACCTTGCTGGTATGAGATTACCTCAGGTATCTAATGTTTCAACCGCTCTCCAATCATACGATAATTTGATTACCAGCAGTATGCTAGGTAATTTACCAGGTATTGCACTATCTCTTGGTACTCTGGTTAGCAGTATATTGAATACGAAAAGCACAATGAAAACTCTGAGCAAAACCATGACAGGTCCAAGCATGATGGCTTTTCAGAGCATGTCATATCTGCTGCAAAGCGTAGAGCAAAAAGAAAGTGCTGGTTTTATGACAGGCACCCGTGTGAACCAAGATGTATATACAAGAAATGCCATCAGTCTTATCGGTCAGGCTACAGGTGTTTCTGATATGGTCCACATATTTCAAAGATTGCAGTATGATAGCTCATTGTTTGGATTAGATAGCCTGGCACCAGTCATAAATGCTATAGCAACACCTAATGGAACCACCTACAGAAGCTTTCATCCAAACGGTCAGATGATGACACTAACACCAGCAACCGTGGTGGCCGCAGCATCGGTTGTCTCCAATTTGCTCGGCGGTGCTGGTTTCCCAGGTATTATTCCAGGTCAGAATATGTTCGGCTCTTCAGCGGGTACTATGCAATCCATGCTACAGAGACTAGGCACAGGCTCATCTGCAATAGGTATGCTACAGTCTATTGCAAACAATCCAGCTAAAATTTTCGTCAACCTATCCGCACAAGCTTTAATACAAGGTGGTAATCCAATTCAAAACATGTATCCAGGTGCATAAATCATGGCTCTAGAAAATCCAACAGCAGCAATTTCTACAGCATTTCCCGGTAAGACATTCACGAACGGTGATACTGTCACTGTAGGTACCGACTCATATACCTATAAAGATGGTGAGTTTAGTCTTGGCGGTGAATCATCGGATGGTGTTAGCAAGAGTACTACACCAACCACTTGGGACGCTCCAAAAGATGCCCGTGAGCTTGAAGGTGCTGGCACCTATCCTAATTTCTATGCACATAAGACAAGGTCTGGTCACGTTCTGCTAATGGACGATTCCAAAGGAGCTGAGAGTGTCACACTCCAGCACCGAGGCGGTTCGATGGTGCAGTTTCATCCAGACGGTAAAGTGGCTATCACAGCACAGAATGGTCAGTATATGTTGACATTCGGTGAGAATCGAGTCAAGATTACTGGTGCATATGATATCACCGTCGATGGTGCAGCCAGTCTGAAGGTTGAAGGTGATTATAATGTGACTGTCGGTAAAGATATGAACCTGACGGTGCAAGGTGATATCAACATGACAGGCAGAAATATCAACCAACACGCAAGAGGTAATATCGATATTGCAGCAAAGAATATGACGACCAAGACCGAAGGTTCATATGCTGCACAAGCCGATGGTGCAATGCAGCTAACATCCGTGGGCAGTATGCTGGTGGCCTCATCAACCGATTCCGCTGCCATATGTGGTAAGACGCAGGTATCGGTTCTAGCCGACGTTGGTGCAGTGATGGTTCGTTCAGGTCTGACCATGTCGCTCCAGGCTATGACGGGTGATATTGCAATTCTTGCTACAGCTGGTCGAATGTCAATTCAAGGTCTGACAGCTATTGTCACAGGTGAAACTCTCGCAGCACTACAGGCCAGCACACAGGTCTCGATTAGTGCAGCAACGATTCAAACATCTGGTGTACACCTAATGAATACAGGAACTCTAACACCTCAAGTACCACCTATTCCTTTGAATCCTAAGGTCGCACATGTTGCTACACCTAGAACGATACCTGTTCAAGAAATATTCGATGCTGGTGGGTTGCAAGGCGCTTATTAGTAAGGATAAATAAATTTATGGCAGTAAAAATTACAAGACAACCAGATTATTCAGACTTGGACCTAGATTTCATGGCTCATCCAACTACAGGTGATATCGTGAAGAAAAAAGGTGCAGAGGCTATCAAACGCTCTCTGAGAAATCTTATCTTGACAAATTTTTATGACCGACCATTTAGACATGGTATTGGTTCAGACGCGCAGAAATTACTGTTCGAGAATGCTAATTATCTTACAGCAAATTTTCTGACAGATTCTATACGAGAGGTTATAAGAAAGTTCGAACCTCGTATCATTGTGCTAGGTATTGATACTATTTTCGATTATGATAATAATGGATATTCCGTTACTATAACATATTCGATCATAAACAGACCAGAACCTCTCGTCACCACAATTTTCTTAGAAAGAATTAGATAAAAATGGCAGTTACCTCTAATACAGCACTGAGAATAACAGAGCTAGACTTTGACAGCATAAAGACAAACCTCAAAAACTATCTGAGAAGTCAATCTGAGTTTCAAGATTATGATTTTGAAGGTTCTGGTATGTCAGTTTTGCTAGACATTCTGGCTTACAATACACATTATATGAGTTATTATATGAACATGGTTGGTAACGAAATGTTCATGGATACTGCACAACTCCGTTCATCTATTCTTTCCCATGCTAAAAACGTAAACTATGTACCAGGATCAAAGCACGGTGCAAAAGCACTCATAAACATACTTGTTACACCATCAAATACAGAAGACAATACAGCAACATCGCTTGTACTAAGCAAGTATTCAAATTTTTTAGGTGAAGACATTGATGGTGTGAATTATAATTTCGTGACAACAAATTCTTCTACAGTATCAAAAAGCAATGGTAAATTTTCTTTTGCCAACGTAGAAATAACTCAGGGTCAAACAATATCTCTCCAATATATTATGGATCCAACAAATACTAAACGCCGTTTCAAGATACCTTCAGCAAACGTAGATACAGATACCATCGAAGTTCGTATTCAAGAATCATCTTCAAATACGGATACTCTGACATATACAAAAGCTAATAGTATAATTGACTTGGTTTCAAATTCAACCGTCTTTTTCATCGAAGAGACAGACGATTTGAATTATCAAGTATACTTCGGTGATGGTATTATAGGTAAATCACCCAAGAATGGAAATATCATAACAGTTACATATCTGGATACAGTTGGGCCAGAAGCTAATAATATATCTAAATTCACATCAAAAGATGACATTGGTGGATTATACAGAGACAATGTTATTGTAACATCTACCACATCTTCATATGGTGGTATTGATAAAGAAACAATTGAACAAGTAAGATTCCGTGCTCCTATCGCATACTCGACGCAAAACAGAGCGGTTACAGCTGGAGACTATGAAACACAACTACTAAAAGATTTTCCTAATATTGAAGCTGTTTCCGTATGGGGTGGTGAGGATAACGAACCAGTTGTATATGGTAAAGTATATATCGCAGTGAAGACAAAACAAAATTTCCCACTATCAAACGTAAGTAAAGAGTATATCAAAGACCAGTTGATTAGAAATCGAAATGTTGTGACAGTCACCCCAGAAATAGTAGACCCAGAGTATACATATATCAGAGTAGTAGGTAAAGTAAACTATAATCCAAAAGAAACATCGATGACACCAAACGAACTGAGAGAGCTTGTCAAGTCTGCAATATATGATTACAATGACAAAGAACTTTCAAACTTCAATTCTACTTTCCGTAAATCTAAGTTGCAGGCTTATATGGAAGCTGCCGACAAGTCTATTACGGGAAGTGATATAACAATTTATATACAGAAGAGAGTGATATTGACAACTTCTGGTGCTAAAAAATATCAGATATCATATAACATGCCTATCAAAAAAGGTAATTTTTACGATAGATTATATTCTTTCCCTGAAATATATTCTTATGATAACAATGGTATTGAAAGAAATATACTATTTGAAGAGGTGCTCGATGCTGTAAGCGGTATCAATTCTTTTGAAATACTCAATTCTGGTTATGGATACGATTCTGCTCCATCAGTTGTTATAACAGGTGATGGTTCTGGTGCAACAGCGGTAGCCAAAATATCAAATGGTAAAGTTTCAAGCGTTCAAATATTGACAAAAGGTTCTGACTATACGATAGCGACCGTTCAGCTTGTTGGAGGTGGTGGTGAAGGAGCGGTGGTGAATGCATTGCTCGAAAATGATTATGGTACAATCAGATCATTCTATTATAGAATAAACGGCGAAAAAGTTGTTGTCACTGGAAATTTAGGTACAATCAAATATTCTACAGGCCTGGTTACGATCAATTCATTGATGACTACTGGTGCGGTTGAGAATGATTTTTATGCAAGCGATGTTGTGACATTCTTTGCACCAGCTGGAAGAGAAATCATACAACCGATGAAGAATAGAATATTAGTGATCGATGATGCTGACTCAAAAAGTGTTCAATTAGATATGGTCGCTGAAACGTAATGTCAACCAACAATAAAATATCCAACATAGTAAAATCGCAAGTACCTTTCTTTGTAAAGAATGATCATCCACAGTTCATCGCTTTCTTAGAGGCATACTATGAATTTTTAGAACAGAATGGTCAGGTTGTAGATAGTATCAAAAATACAAGAAACTACTATGATATTGATACTACGATAGACCAGTTTGCCGAAAAAATCTATGATACTTATCTGAAATTATTTCCTAAAAATATAAGAGCGGATAGAAATCTGCTGCTAAAACATGCGAAAGATTTCTATCTCTCAAGAGGTACAGAAAAGTCTATCAAGTTCTTGATGAACATCATGTTTGCAGAAGAGAATGTGGACTTCTACTATCCGAAAAAAGACATACTTCGCGCTTCTGATGGTAAATGGTATGTACAAAAGTCTTTGAAAATTGAAGATGTGAGAATTGACAATGTTTCAAATACCAGTTTTTCAGCCCTTGAAAAGTTCGTCAATACAATCATAACCGGAAATACTTCGGGTGCAACAGCAATAGTTGAGCGAGTGGATCGTTTTTATGAATCTGGCACAGAAGTTCAAGAGTTAGTCTTGAGTGACCTCAGAGGTACTTTTAGAAATAACGAATTAATATATGGTATCTTTGAAGAAAACAATTCTAACAGATCGATCAAAGCGAATGTTTTTGGAGGCATTCTCAACTCAGTAAGAATTACTGAAAGTGGTTCTGGTTATAGCGTAGGTGATCCTGTAATTATCCAGAGTGGTTCTGGATCGGGCGCAAATGTTCAAGTTGCTAAAGTAAGTAGTGGTAATATCGCCTCAATCGTTGTAATAGAAGGTGGTTCAGGATATCAAAATAATCAGTACGCGCTAATCTCCGGCGGTGGTGGAACTGGAGCGAATGCATATATTTCTGCTGTGGATCCTGATGAAACGGTACATCCAAATACATATACCATTTACTATAGTACCATTGAAATGGAAGCCAATACAGCTATAGGAAACGCAAAGTATTCTAATCTAGTCTCGTCCGTAATAGATCCTGCGAATAATTGGATTGCTAACTCATTATCATCGTTTGTATATGGAAATACTGGACCTGTGAAAACGGTTTTTGTTGCATCAAGAGGTTCAAACTATTCTTCACCACCCTCTATTTCTATTGTTGCAAATACGTTTGTAAGTGACTTAGGAATTTTAAGTCGTATGGTAATTAATAATGGTGGAGTTGGATATCAGATAGGTGACACTATCAATATTGAAAATGTTCTATTTGGTCTAGGAACTGGTGCAGCAGCAAACGTCAAAAATGTTGCTGCCAATGGTATGATTACAGAAGTGCGTTGGGTACCTGTCACAGGTCATTTCACTGGTGGTTCAGGGTACTCTACGGAATTTTTACCTGTAGCGAATGTGATATCTTCAAACGTAAATGCATATGGTGCAAATATTTCTGTAACAGAAATTTTAGGTACAGGCGGTTCTTTCTTCAGTTCAAATACCAAGATAGGTGCTATCGAAAGATTGATAATTTATAATAAAGGATCTGGTTATCTTGAGGCACCAACCTTAGACCTAACAGGTTATGGTGATGGTACAGCAAAAGCCAACGCAACTATCATTCAAGGTGTCTTCACATATCCTGGTAGATATCTCAATGATGATGGTATGCTAAGTACAGCAAATTACCTACAAGATAGAGACTACTATCAAGAATTTTCATATGTTCTAAAGTTGAAATCTTCGATTGACAATTATCGTCAGGCTTTGAAAGACCTAGTACATCCTGCTGGTATGAAACTGTTTGGTGAATATCGTATTGAAGATACGTCGATAAGCAATACATCTAACTTTGAAATATATGATTCTGTTGAAAAAGGTGTGAAATCTAAAACTTATACTAAGAGTGGTAATACCATAAACATAGCATATACTTCTCACGGTTTGTCTGTAAATGCAAACGTGACTCTTGAGTTTACAAGTGGTGGATCGAAGAATGTCAAGAATGGTATATATAGAGTAACGTCAGTAAGTGCAAACAATTTCTTTGTTGTTCAACCTAGAAGCGGTGTTGCTAATATCACGATTCTAAATTCAGGTGCATTATATAACGCTAATAGCTATATCATATTTACAGAAGAAAATGGCAATAAGGCCAATGCAGTATACAATGTCAATGCACATGGTTCAATCGTCTCTGTAACATTGACAGATTATGGAGCATACTATAGTTCTACACCTACAGCTACAGCAAATGGTTCAAATTCTGTTCCTGCAACTTTCAATATAACACTAAATCATTATGCAAATAATACTTCAGGTAATGTCAATGTTGGAATATTGCTAGTATAAATATAAGAAATTAGAGGATCAAATGAGTTCAGCAGCATTCGTCAATATGCGAGTATATAACGCCGAGCAATTCAGGCTTGCACCTTCTCGCACTACAGGAAACAATAGTCTGTATTTGACTTTTGGTAAAGTGAACTCATGGGCTAATGACTCTTCACCAGATATAGCAAATACATCTGTTGCAACGCAAAATGAAATCTGGTCAAATATGATAGGTGGTAAAAGATTATTTTCTGGTGATATGGTGCATGTTGTACCTAGATATAATTGGACAGCAAATATAAGTTATACCGCATATGATCATATGAACTCAAATCTGTATGATGGTAATACTAAATTCTACATCGTCACAAGTGATTTTAATGTTTATAAGTGTATTGCAAACGCAAATAATTCGGTATCAACAGTTGAACCATCTTCGATCAATCCAGCATCGTTGAGTCAGACTTCTGATGGTTATGTTTGGAAATATTTGTATACTATCAGTGATAGTGATCAGCTAAATTTTACAACCTCAGACTATATTCCGGTTAGAAAATTATCTTATGATGACGGTTCTCTACAGTGGCAGGTACAAGATCAAGCGATTGCTGGACAAATCAATTCTATTCTTGTTACCGATCCAGGTCAAAATTATACAGATGCCGCAAACGTAGTTGTAGCAATCGATGGAGATGGTCAATCTTGTTCTGCGACCGCATCTGTAAATGCAACATCAAACATAATAAACAGCATTATTGTGAATGATTATGGTTTTGACTATACATACGGAACAGTATCGATTAGCGGTGGAAATGGCACCAATGCAACCGCAAGAATCATAATTTCACCTCCTGGTGGTCATGGTAGTAATCCTATCTATGAACTCGGCGCATCTTATATCATGATAAACGGATCATTGATAAACTCTGAGGGTGGTGTATTTCCAATATCGAACGATTACAGACAAATTTCGATAATTGTAGATCCTCTAAAAACTTCTGAAATAGTATCTACCAATCTTACCTTTACTCAAACACACACTTTATCAACGATAGGTTCAGGTAATTATACTGTTGATGAAGAAGTGTATCAAGGTGGAAGTTATGAAACTGCATATTTCAAAGGTAGATTAGTCTCATGGGATTCTGCAAATGGTGTGGCTGTAATGATAAATACAACAGGATCACCAACCTCACAATCTTTGATTGGCATTAATAGTTCTACGGCAAGGTATGTTACAAGTATCATAGAACCTCAGCTTAAAGAAGGTACAGGTCAAGTAGTTTATGTGAATAATATTTCACCCATAACAAGAGCTGTCGATCAAACCGAGAATTTCAAGATCGTCATCAAGTTTTAAAGAGAGCAATAAGAAATGACTTTTGAAGCAAATACGAGTACTCTTAGAACAGATTTTAACGTAACACCTTACTACGATGACTTCGATAAAACGAAGAATTTTCATCGTATTCTTTTCCGCCCTGGTTATGCTGTTCAGGCCAGAGAACTCACACAAATACAATCAATGCTACAACATCAGATTGATAGTTTTGGTAAGCACGTTTTTCGTGAAGGTAGTATTGTTCTTCCTGGTGCATATACACTTGAATGTGCCACAACTGGTAATCCTATATGGTACATCAAGGTCAAAGATACCGACTCTACCAATAATGAAGTAACCATATCAAACTTCACGAATCAGATTCTTACAGGTAATACATCTGGTGTTCAAGCTTATGTTGAAATCGTAGAAGATGGTGTAGAAACAACTTCTGAACCTAAAACATTGATGATCAATTATCTCAGTGTTTCAAATGCAAACTCTAACGTCAAAACATTCCAAGCTGGCGAGACACTTTACGCAGCAAATGTAGGCACACTTGTTGTCATCAATACAGATCCTTCAGGTAAAGGATCTATCTTCTCTATTGAAGATGGTGTTGTTTTCGCCAAAGAACACTTCATTTCATTTTCATCCCAGAAAACAATTCTAAGTAAATATAGTGATTCACCAACCTGTAAAGTTGGTTTCTTGATTGATGAAAATATTATCAAAAATACAGATGATACATCATTGCTAGATCCTGCTCAGGAAGCATCAAATTATTCTGCACCAGGTGCAGATAGATTCAAGCTCAACCCCATTCTTACAGTAGTTGACATCACAGATGATATTGGACCACCAGATTTTGTGACGCTATTCACAATTAAAGATGGCATTCTTCAAAAAACTTCTGAGAGAACTCAGTATAATGTTATGGCTAATGAATTGGCCAAAAGAACCTATGATGAATCTGGTGACTATTATGTGAATGGACTGAACATTCGTTTGCGCGAACATTTGGATAGTGCAAATAATGGTGGATTATACACAGCAGCACAAAACGGAAATAGTGCGTTGCTTTCCGTTGGTGTAGAACCCGGTCTTGCATATGTCAAAGGTTATGAAGTAGGCCCTTTGACGACTACGTTCCTTGAGGTAGATAAATCTCTAGATTACAATTATGTAAACTCACAGCTTTCGTCTGCTAGTATGGGTTCATATATAACTGTCAAAGAGATTGTAGGATCACAGATCCTTGATCAAGGTTTGACAATCCAGCTTTATGATAAAGCTATGAATAGAATTTCAAATGGTGTTTTTTCGATTGGTTCTCAGACCGGTAATAATATCGGTTCTGCAATATTGAAGACAATTGAGTATAACTCAGGTACACTTGGTACCGCAGCCGCAAAAATGGATGTTTATCTAATAGACATCAAAATGCTTGGTTCAAATTCATTCTCAAGTGTCAAAAGTATATACTATGATAATGCAAGCTTGGCTGATTTTGGTGCTGACGTTGTACTGAGTTCGACAAATACGGCGGTATTACAAGAAGCATCTTTGACACCACTACTATACTATGTTGGTTCAAATGGTGTTAGAAAAATTAAAGATAGTGGTGATACTTCTAACGATACGACATTCACCTTCAAAAAAACTCAGTCAGGTTTGTCTATTGCTCAGGCCGGAACTCTTACTGTTCCTTATGCAATATCTGGTGAAGTATCACCATATGGTACATCTGGTGGTTTGTCAACATCACAAAAACATGAAATAACACTATCATTAGATGCAAGTATCAATGTTCGTGTTGGTGGTACAGTCTCAAATTCAAATCCGAAAACCATTATTGGTACAGGTACAACATTTACCAATTTGAACGCTGGTGATAAGCTTGAATTTTCAGGCACCTCGGGTATATACTATATTGAAAGTATTGGAGATGCAACATCTCTAACTTTGACAAGTAATCTTGCATCAACGCTGTCGTCAGCGACAGCATTCAAGGCTTACAAAACTGGTGATATCATCGATCTTACAACGAAAGGTAATACAGGCACCGTTCGCACTGTTACATCGTTACCTACATCAATTTCAATCGATTTGCAAGAAACATATTCTACCACTGTTCCAGCTACGGTTACTTCTAGAGTTTCTAGAACTGGTGCGGTTCAAAGCAATAAACTTTTGAGAAAAGGTAGATATGTAATCATCAATTGTAGTACTGCCGGTACGACTGGACCGTTTACACTCGGTTTCTCCGATATCTATAAAGTGAATTACATTATCAAGAAGACAGGTTCAGCACCTTCGTCTGTTTCAGACGGAACAAATGTTACCTCTAATTTCAAAATCGATAATGGTCAAAAAGATGGATACTATGATCTCGGCACCATAACACCAAATATAACGCTTGGCGCTACAGACTACCTATTGGTGCAGTTAGATTATTTCTTCCCAGATTTCACTGCTGGTGTAGGTTATTTCTCAATAGACTCTTATCCTATTGATGATACTGGTGTAACATCTAACACCATCAAGACTGAAAATATTCCGATATATAAGTCACCAACGTCTGGTCAACAGTATGATCTCAGAAATTATCTAGATTTCAGACCAGTAAAATCTATTACGGCAGCAGACTCAACAACAGTTATTGGTGCATCTACAAATCCTTCAGTATCATCATCGTTCTACTACTCTGGTAGCGGTCTGAGAATACCGGCTGCTGGTAGTACGATCACTTATGATTATTCATATTATCTTTCTAGAAGAGATATGATTATCGTAGATAAAGACGGTAATTTTTCAACGATACGAGGTATACCTTCTGCGATTCCGACAACGCCTCGCACACCAGACAATTCGATGGCTCTCGCTGTTGTCAACATCTCGCCTTATCCTTCAATTTCACCTTACTATGGACAATCAATAGGTCGTAAAGATTTGTCTTCATGGTTCACGAGAATTGCGCCTATTAGACAGACGATGCGAGATTTAGGTGTTATGAAAGATCGTATTGAGAACCTTGAATATTATACAACACTATCTCTCCTTGAAAAATCTGCTATAGATTTCAGAGTTCTTGATGATAATGGTCTTGATAGATTCAAGAATGGTGTGTTCGTTGACACATTTACAAGTCATATCTTAGGTGCAACAAACAACCCAGACTATAAAATTGTTGTTGATACTAAAGAAAAATCTATTCGACCAACATATACGATGGAATCTTTTGGTTATGATTATATTTCTGGTTCTAACGTACAAAGAAGTAGCAATGATATCATAACTCTAGCTTATTCTGAAGTAGCTTTTGCAAATCAGGCCCGTGTGACAACAACTAGAAATACTGAAAGAACTACCTATCGATTCATAGGTAATCTAACACTGACACCGGATAGTGATGTTTGGGTAGATACATCATTTGCACCTGATTCAAGTTTAACTTTTGGTCCTACAGACGAAGAAGTTACCAAATTGAGAGGTGGTTTGACAACTGAATGGGATTCATGGAGAACAAACATTTCAGGTTATGCGGTATATAGAGGTTCTGTAGGTGGAGCTTCTGGTGGCCAATCTAGCAATCCTAATTATGTTGGAACTTATTCTAGTAAAGAAGAAGCACAATCAGTCGCCAATCAATATACAAATTCAACCAATGTAACTATTGAAACAATTTATAATACTTCTAGAACAGGCATAGAAAACTTCCTCGTTGTTAATAGTCAAACACAAGCTCTCGGTAATAAGGTTGTTGATGTTAGTATTGTACCATATATCAGACCACAGACAATTAAAGTTATTGGTCGAGGTTTGAAGCCATATGCAAAGTTTTACGCATATTTTGATGAACAGGATATGAGTAGCTATGTTACACCTTTGACAGAAGCTGAATATAACAATGCAAGATTAACAATAACGGCTAGTTCTGAAGGTTCTGAACTCAAGGCTGATGTAAATGGTTTTGTATATTTCTTGCTGAGATTGCCTCAAGAAAAAAGATTTACGACAGGTACCAAGAGATTTATACTCACAGACAGCCCAACCAATAGTGCTGAAGATGCAACAACCCTTGGAGTAGGTTACTTCACCGCACAAGGTCTTGTGCAACAGAAGCAAGATACAATTCTTACAACAAGACAAGTTATTCCTCAACAAAAAGAAGTTGGTCAATCTTACAACACTTCAGCGTTTGAAAATGTACCTCAAGTTGTTGCTGGCGGCGGAGGTAAGGCTTGCTTAGCCTATTCATTCGTGGCCCGCGCCCCTGATGGTGAAGAAGGTATGTTTCTCACAAGCTTCGATATATTCTTCGAACAAAAACATCCTACACTAGGTGTTTGGTTTGAAATCCGTGAAATGGATAGTGCAGGTAAGATCACTAGAAACCAAGTACCATTGTCTGAAGTTTGGTACAAGAGTAGTGATATTCCACTCTCAACAAATGGTATCAATAATCCTATGAGAGTAAGATTCTCTTCACCTATTTTCTTGTATAATAAGACTCAATATGCATTCATCATTCACCCAGAGGCTGCAAATCCGAACTACTATCTATGGGTCTCAAGACTGGGTGAAAATGATATCAATACAAATACTCCTGTAACCGGTCGTCCGATGAATGGAACAATGTATACAACAAACAATAATCTAAACTGGGATATCGTACCTGATGTGGATCTAACATGCGTTGCTTATAGAGCCAGCTTCTCAACATCAGTGGTTGGCCAGGCAATTCTAGGTAATAAACCTGTAGAAAAGTTCAAGTTGGCAAATGTATCTAATGAGATGGCAGGATATGGTCGATACATATCTACTGGCGATAGATTGACGCTGACTGCAAATGGAACAATCAATACGACCGACAAGTTGGTTGGATTGACTTCAGGTGCAAATTCTAGCGTTCTATCTATAAACGGTACAGTTTATACAATGTCAAATACCACATATATCAATGGTGAAACTTTGCAGGTACGCAGAGCGAACGCTTACATGACAACTATATCTGCAAACGTAACCGGTGTTGTAAATGGTAGAGGTCAATTGAATGAATTTAGATCGAGTGCAAATCTAATTTCAATGACACTAACCTCATCAAATGGTCTGTTCAGCACAAATGATAGTGTTGTAAGCCCAACAGGTGAATATGCTACAATTCAAAGCATTGAAAATTTCCGTTACTCTGTTGTAGATTTTGAACCATCATTCTTATCTTTCAACAAAACATCTATCAACTTTGAAATGCAAACATATTCAAATGTTGGTGTATCTGGATCATATTTCAACATCAATCCAAACGAGAATAATTATCTAACAGATGAAAGAGCATTATATTCTAGATCAAATGAAATTGCTTATCTGAGTTCGGACCGTTCAAATAAGATAAGAGTATCAATGTCTACAGCAACAAACTATCTATCACCTGTTGTTGATTTGACAAGAACACATGCTGTATATGTTGATAATATTATCAATAACAATGCAACTGGAGAAAATGGTGTTTCGGGTGGTTATCTAAGTAATAGATATATTTCGAAGACGATAACACTTGCAGAAGGTCAAGATGCTGAAGATATGAAAGTTGTGTTGACAGCATACAGACCACCAAATACAGATGTTCGTGTTTGGGTCAAAATATTGAACGGTGAAGATTCGGAAAGTTTGTCAAACAAATATTGGATAGAACTTGTAAAAGCTGGTAATGGTGATGCCACATACTCATCTCTTTCTGACAGAGATGATTTCAAAGAATATGAGTTTGATTTTCCAACATCATATTTGACCGCACCTCAAGGCCAAGTTCAATATACGACTAGCGCAGGCATCACGTTTACTGGCTATAAATACTTTGCAGTGAAGATAGGTCTGATGGCTTCAAACTCTGCTGTTATACCTAGAGTTGCAGATTTGAGAACAATCGCTCTTCAAATCTAAAAATACACTTATAATTATGGAGATGATGTGAATGTCCAGTTTTGACTTTGACTTTGGTGAAGGCCCTGTGCCTGCACATAAACACGAAAAAGGCGGAGGTATCGTCGCAAACACGGTAATGATAGACGACACTGTTTTTATTGGACCATATGCTTTAGTTTACGGAAATGCAAGAGTATATGGTGATGCAAAGATAGATGGTTATTCTAGAGTATATGAAAACGCATTCATTTCTAATGATGCTAAAGTTTATGGAAATGCTGAAGTTTACGGAAATGCAGTCATAAGTGGTAATGCTCGCATCAGTGGTAATGCAAAAGTATATGGTAAAGCTAAGATTATTGATCAGGCTCAAGTTTACGGTGAAGCTGAAGTTTATGGTAATGCTATTGTCAGAAACTCAGCAGAAGTATATGAAGATGCCAGAGTATACGGTGATGCAGAACTGAAAGACTTTCATAAGGTCTATGCAAACTGTGTGTGTACAAAAAAACCAATCGTGATTACAGGATTTGTTTCTGATATAACACTCACAGACCATCACATAACGATTGGTTGTGTAGTTTTACCACCAAGCTTATGGAAAAGTAAAGGTCGGACAATTATCAGAGCATTTGGTCATTCTGACGAATATGCAAGAATGTGGTTGAGTTCAATATTGAGTATATTAGAATACTATGAGTGTACTGATAGAGAAGAAGACTTGCAACATGCAAGAGACACAAACCTTATCAAACGCATTCTCAGTGGCGATACTCAAGATAGAATTATAGCGAGACGGAAATTACATGGAACACAAAACTGACGTACCTGGCATATTCAAGAATCCTGTGACAGGTGCTCTTATAAATAAGGATAACAAGGCTCTTCAAGCTTATAAAAAACGTAAAATGAAAGAGCAAAAGCTAGATATCGTAGAAAGAGATATTGCAGGCTTAAAAAATGATATGCAAGAGATCAAAGAACTACTCAGAGGGCTCGTAAAGTAAATGGCTTTAGCAAACGTAAATATTACAGATACCTTTGATGTTTGGAGAACCCGAACAAATCAGATTATTGTAAGTCTTGAACAACAAGGTGGTTCTGCAAATGCTGTTATTGGTGCATTTGAAAAGGCTAACACGGCCAATTATTTCGCATATCTTGTAAATGCAAATACTGTTGCTGCATTTGACAAAGCTAATACGGGCGGTTCAATCAGCTATCTGGCCTACGATAAAGCAAATGTGGCTAATCTTGTTGCGTATAGTGCTTTTGTCAAAGCAAACGCTGCAAATATATCAGCCGGTGCAGCTTTCGATAAGGCTAACGCAGCATATGGAGCTTTTGATCGTGCGGTTGAAGTCGGTGCAGCAGCAAACAGTTTTATGATATCTACAGTAGATGGTGCAAATACTATTGCTATCGCAGCATTCGAACAAGCCAATAGTGGCGGTGGTGGCGGTGGTGGCGGATCAAGCATAACCATATCAAACGATGTGACATCAAATGCAACAAGATATATTACATTTATCAGTGGCACTACAGGATTGGCTACGGTAATACACACATCAAATACAGGATTGACATTCAATCCAAATACAGGAACTCTAAGCGCAACAATTTTCAACTCTTTATCAGATATATCACTAAAAGAAAATATTGCGAAAATTGACAATAGCTTAGATGTAATCGAACAACTGAATGGTGTGAAGTTCAATTGGAAAAAGAATGGTCTTGAAAGTTACGGTGTCATAGCACAAGATATTGAAAAAGTGATACCTCAACTTGTAAATGAGTTTGATGGTGTCAAAAATGTTAACTATGATGGTATCATCGCTTTTCTTATTGAAGCAATAAAAGAACTCAACAAAAAACTAGAGAATAGATAACATGGCAGCCTATGTAGAACTTTATATGGATCAAGGCGCAACATTCGAGAACACCCTGACAATAACAGATGATGTGACGAATGCTACTGTCAATATCTCAGGTTACTCATTCTCTAGCCAGATGCGTAGATCCTATTACTCATCAAATGCTACAGCAAATATAGTCTGCACAATCACGGACGCAAGTAATGGTGTGGTTGTAATGTCAGTCACAGCAGCAAATACCTCCAATATAAAAGCTGGCAGATATCTATTTGACGTAGAATCAATCAATACAATAAACAATACTAGCAGAATCTTAGAAGGCATCATCACAGTAACACCGGGAGTCACACGCTGATGGGTGATATGAAAGTAAGAATTTCTGTGAATAGCCAAAACAGAGTTTCTATAAATAACCAGAACAGAGAAAACATAAGAACGGTGGGTGTTGGTCCTGTTACTGGTGCTACTCGATTGTCTCAATTGACAGATGTCAACGTCTCGAATGTGCAGAACAACCATTCTCTAATTTACGATTCTACCACCGAAAAATTTGTATCTAAAGAAATACCCGTAGTAAACGGAGGAAATTTTTAAATGGCCAATACTAGGATTCAAGTAAAGAGATCCACAACGACAGCAGCTCCTTCGGGTGGTTCTCTTTCTGCCGGTGAAATTGCATACTCATATTCATCGAACATTTTATTCGTAGGATCTTCTGCCGGAAATGATGTTTTACCTTTGGGTGGTAAGTATTATGTCGAAAAAACAAATTCTGCATATGACATAGCTATTGCATCTTTTGCTAGTGGGAATGCGGCCGCTGGCGGATCTATCGCAGAAGCTTATAATAAGGCCAACTCAGCAAACTACTTTGCTTATCTTGTCAACGCAAATACAGTCGCAGCATTTGACTCTGAAAATATAACCCGCGCTATTGCAATTGCAGCATATGGTAATGCAAACTCTAAGTTCTCAGCTTCTGGTGGTACAATCAATGGTGATGTCAACATCTCAGGTAACCTAACTCTTACTGGTAATACCACATTCATAAATGTTGCATCATATGTCATTGGTGATCCTCTTCTATATCTTGCAAGTAACAACTATGTTTCTGATATCGTGGACATTGGTTTCATAGCAAATTATGTCAACGCAACTGGATCTAACGTACACACAGGTTTCTTCAGAGATGCTGGAACTAAAGAGTATTATGTATTCGAAGGTTATGATGAAGAGCCACATAACAACGTAATTGATCCTGCTGGCAATAACTTTACTATCTCAGTACTAAACGCAACTCTACGCACCAGTAACATCATTCTTGGTGGTATCAATGCAATCAGCTGGATACGTTCATCATATGATACAACAAACCTTGTTGCTGGAGCAGTCACTACAGCAAATACTATTGCGATTGCAGCATTCTTACAGGCCAACAATGTCGGTGGTGCACTCAATACAACAAATATCGCAGCAACATATGCATTTAGTACGGCTAATATAGCAAACACAATAGCAATTGCAGCGTTTGCAGCAGCTAATGCAGCATCCGGTGGTGGTACAACTGATGCAAATAATATCACTTCTGGTATACTTGCAGTAGCTTATGGTGGTACTGGGCTCAACTCTGTTGCTACTAACGGTGTCCTTTATGGTAATGCAACAGGACCATTAGCAATAACCTCAGCTGGTACAGAAGGTCAGGTGCTACAAGCCGGTTCAACAGGGATTCCTAGCTTTGCAATGTTGGATGGTGGAAGCTTCTAATATACTCAATAAAACTGTGAAGGAAAATACATCATGAGTGACACAAATGCATATGTAAATGCATACATAGATAATGCCATTGGTATGATACATGAAAATATCAATGTTATTCTACAGCTAAAAACACAGGTCAAAATAGCCAATGATGTCATCAAAGAAAAAGATGGTATCATTGGTTCTCTCACACCTCAACTAGAATCTAGCAAAGTCAATTTCAATGAAATGGTTGTTCTCCGCGACAAAGTGAAGAGCTTGGAAGAATCATACAATACCATGCTCATCAAAGCTTCACATGTTGATACAGCACTTGCTCAAATTGCACAAATGAAAGCTGAAATAAAACAACGTGATGATAAGATAGCAAAATTGAAAGAACAGTTGGCGCTTGCATTGAAGCCTACCAAGAAAACGATAAATACCAAGAACAAACTGATAGCAGTTGCTGGTGATGCGAAAGACGAAGTGAGTAATACTCCAGTAGCAATAGCAGGTAACGCAACAGATGACTTCTAATGGCTAATACAGTAATCGCACTCAAGAAATCTAGTACACCCTCTGCAACACCGGCTAGCCTTGCTTACGGTGAGCTGGCTATCAACTATGCTGATGGTAAGCTATTTTATAAAGCTGCGAACGGTAGTATTCTCGAAATTTCCGGTTCTGGTGGTGGAGGTGGTGGAGGTTCATCAAACAGTTTCAGCACCATCAATGTAAACGGAACACTTGTTGTTTCTGATTCACCAACCAATATTCTAACACTCGTACCTAGTGGTGATATCACTCTTACGGGTGATGCTGTCAATGATAAAATAACAATTGGTATGAGTTCTTCTACTAATGTTGTTCCTGCTTTTGATCAGGCTAACTCAGCACAGACAATTGCCATTGCAGCTTTCACAACAGCAAACGCAGCAGTCAATGTTGCAACTTTAGATGGTGCCAACACTGCCGTAGGTGCAGGCGCAAATAACTACCTATTATCTGTTATTGCAGGTGCCAACACTACCGTTGGTGCTGGTGCGAATAGCTATTCTTTAGCTACCCTTGCAGGTGCCAACACTGCCGTAGGTGCAGGAGCGAATAGTTACCTCTTGTCCGTTATTGCAGGTGCTAATACAGCCGTTGGTGCTGGTGCAAATGCTTATGCAACTGCTGTAGGAACTGAGGCCAATGTCATCGCGATTGCAGCATTTACAGCAGCCAACGCAGCCGGCGGAGCTGGTGTGGCAGCTGCATTCGACCAAGCTAATACAGCACAAACAATCGCCATTGCTGCTTTTACACAGGCTAATACTGGTGGTGGAGGTGGTAGTTCACTCAATACAGCAAATATTATAGTATTTTCAAACACAAGAATATCAACAAACGCAAATAGCGGTGCTGTTATAATTGCCGGTGGTCTGGGTGTAAGCGGTAACATATACACCGCAAATAGGATTGGTTATTCGAACACCACCAACGTGAGTGTTGTATATACATATTATAACACAATAACATCATCTTTGGATACGGTATTTGGATAATGGCGCAAGTTAATAGAACGCTCACATATCAAGGTGATATGCTCGTTCACGATACACATGATGATATCAGCATGGCTGATGGTGCTTACAGTTGGCAGTTTGATGGTACTACTCAAGCCGTACATATCCCACATAATACTGTATTGAACTTTTCCAATGGTGATTGGACTATTGAATTTTGGATGTGCCCAGCAGCAACAGACGTTTTGTCAGGAACTGGTCGTGGAATATATTCCAAAAGAGCAACAAGCGCAATTTTCGCAAGCGTTGCTATTGATTATAACGCTACAGTAAATACCATAAGAATAGCTGTTGCAAATGCTGCCGGTAGTGCATGGACAGTAAATACTACAATGACTCTAGATATTGGTGTTTGGCAACACATAGCATTTGTTCGCAATGGTGCTAACATATACGGATATAAGAATGGTGTTCGTTCCACACTAAGCACCGCAATGGCTTCAGCAGTAATTTTTGATGATGGTGCTGCTGCCACTATAGGTCAAATTGCTGTTATTCCTATTTCTACCACTACGAGCTATGGTGCTGCTCGTTTCAAAGGTCTATTATCAAATCTTAGGGTTACGAAAGGTGTTGCGCTATACACAGCAACAACTATTCCTATACCAAAATCACCACTAGTCAATCAAGGTTCAGTAACAAGCTTATTGACTTGTCAATCAGCAACATTCAGAGATAACTCTTCATATGCACACATACTAACTGATGTCAACACACCGACAATATCATACAAAAATCCATTCACAACTGAAAAGAGTTTGAAGTTTGATGGCACTTCAGAATATATAACAACTCCTTCTAATGCGGTATTTGCATTTGGTACTGGCGCATTCACTGTTGAATTTTGGATTAAGTACACTGTACTACCAACAACTGGTAACGCAAGAATGGTTCCTCTTGATCACGCGGGTGTCTCTGGTGGTTTTGGAATGTTTTTATCATCTGGTGGTATAGATATATACATTACTGCTGGTGCGGGCCTTGGAAATTTTCCATATACATGGTCTCTTGATACCTGGTATCATGTTGCTGTGGTAAGAAGCGGAACAACTTGTACAGCATATGTCAATGGTATTGCGATTGGTACAAATACGGTTTCTACAAATTTCACTTCTCCAGGAACAGTGTTTATAGGTAGAAATGCGTTCAATGCGCTACAATTTTTAGCTGGATATATGTCTAATTATCGTATCACAAAGGGTACTGCTGTTTATACAAGCAACTTTATACCACCTGAACCATTCACAGATTCTGACGCAAAAGGTGCATCGATACTTTTATTCACTTCTGGTGCTACACTCAGAGACCTTTCTTCAAATGGTTTAGCAATAACTGCTACTGGTGGTCCCACTGTTTCTTATGAAAACCCGTTTGATACGACATTGACGGATGAATCTTCTATACCTTTTGCAAACAGATTGACTAATAGTGTTTACTTCAGCTCATCAGCCAGTAGCTATTTGTCAGTCGGAACTCCAACAGCAATGACTGGTGTATTTACTATTGAGTACTGGTTGTATTTGCATAGTCTTACTGATGCTACTAACGGTCACGGAATATTTTTCCAAGGTACAACAAGCTCGAACGCAAACCGAGTTCAAATGAGCGCTCTTCCATCACCAAACCGACTAGGTTTTTTCTGGGAAAATGCTTCAGCATTAAATATGAATCTCCTTTCGTCAGCGGGATCGATAACAACGAAAACTTGGTTACATGTTGCAGTAGTTTCTAATGGATCAGGATCTACAGTGAAAGTATATGTCAATGGCGTGGAGTCAGGTAGTACATCATATGTGAATGCCCCATCACCAGCAACAAATCTATATCTTGGTCTTCATCGATCTGGTGGTGTGTTGCGACAACAATTTGATGGGCAAATCTCAAATTTTAGATATACAAGAGCTGTTGTTTATTCAGGAAACTTTACACCACCAACAGCACCACTTCAGATAACACAATCTGCTGGAACAAACATTGCTGCCATTACAGACAAAACATCTGTGCGTTTATTGACTTGTCAAAATTATGGAGAATTTGTTGATAATTCAATCTATGAACAACCTATTTTAGCGTTTCCTACAACATTGACAACAACAATTAGAAACACACCAGTAACGTCAAAATTCAATCCTTTCAATTCAACGAATCAAACGTCTGCGTTGACTAACAACTATTATAGTGCATTCTTCAATGGCACATCACAGTTCTTAGCAACAAATGCTCCAGGATTTACATCATCAAATTTCACAATTGAATGTTGGTTTTATCTGACAAGTAATTTGACTTTCTTATCTCCAGATAATGCATATACTGCTACTATAGTAGGAAGTAACGTGAACACTGGCATGATTCTTTATGTAGGTGCCCCAGCAGGAGCAGGTTCGACACCAACTGCTATAGTTTTGACTGGTCTAGGAGCAGGCCATACAGGGCCTGTAGCTTCTGTTACCGGTATGACAATTCCAATCAAAACTTGGCATCATGTGGCTGTCAGCAGAAGTGGTTCAACCTTTGCTATGTGGTTCAATGGTGTCAAGCAAACATTTACAACCTTGACGAATACAGGTAACGCATTTGCGGCTGGTACTCTAGCTATTGGATACAATGCAGAAAATGCAAGCTATCGCTACTGGTTCCCAGGATACATCTCCAACCTTAGAATCGTATTGGATAATCCCGTATATGATCCTACAGGTGGTGATATTACTGTTCCAACAGCACCACTCGTAGTTACCAATAGAACATATCTACTTGCATGTCAATCATCATTGCATGTCGATAACACAACTACACCATTCACGATGACAGCAACTGGTGCTACAACAGACAAGTTCAATCCATTTAGAACACAATCTGATTATTCTGTATCTCTCAATGGTAGTAGTCAGTACCTAACATTACCAATGTCAACGAATTTCGTTTTCAATGGCGACTTCACTATTGAAGCTTGGATAAATCCTACAATTTTACCGGCATTAGGTGATCAATACTGGATCATTGGTAACTGGGCCCGTTCATTTTATTTGAATGTTGTGAATACATCAGGTGCAATTTATTTAGGTTTTGCTTTCAGTTCTGATGGTACATTAGGCACAGTTCAATCTGTAATTAAACCAGCAAATATTATAACTAACACATGGCAACATGTTGCTGCTGTTCGCGTTGGTACCACTGTCACATTATATCTTGACGGTGCATCTATTGGATTTGGAACCATATCAATTACCAATTTCAACTCAGGTACAATTGCTATCGGTCAAATCACTCCTGGTCCAGTGGCTGGTTACTATTTCCCAGGATATATTTCTAATCTTCGTGTTGTCAAAGGAACTGCTGTCTATACAGATAACTTCATACCATCATCATCACCTTTGACTGCTATTGCAAACACATCATTGTTGACTTGTACTTCATCACAAATACGAGATTATTCTGGCAATAGTATTACCATAACAAACAATGGTACTGCAACGGTTTCTTCTACAGTGTTTCCACCGTTTACGACTACATCGGCAACAAGTCAAGTAGAATTTCCTGCGTCTAAATTACTATCGACTGGTTCGTTGTTGACGAAAAGCTATCTAGACGATAGTTCAATATTCAATAGAACATATGCAACATATTTCAATGGTATCAATCAGTACCTAACTGGGCCAGCTAGTGTAGCATTTGCTTTTGTAAGTGGAGATTTTACTTTTGAATGTTGGATATGGACCGATCCATTCACTAATACAAATGGTCGGGCTATTTATAGTGCTAAACCAGATTTCAATTTTAGTTTAGATAATACAGGTAGAGCATCGTTCACAACATCGTCGCCCCCTGGTGGTTCTACTATAACTGGTACTACCAATGTTGCTACAAGTTCTTGGAATCATATAGCAGTTACTCGTCAAAATGGAACGATAAGACTATTCGTGAATGGTGTGTCAGACGCAACACCAATAATAGACTATGATTTTGTTGGATCTAAAAGTCTGGGTGGTCGCATTGGTTTTGATATATATGGTGTAGTTGGTGGATTTGCTGGCGATACTCTTTGGAATGGATATATTTCAAATCTTCGTTTTATTAAAGGTACAGCACTATATACGACAACATTCACGCCGTCGCTTACACCACTAACTAATTACAATGAATTTATATATGAAACATCTTTATTAGCTTTTCAAGATAGTTCTGCAACTATAGATAACTCGTCATATGCACACGCTTTGACAGCAGTCAATGGACCACTAACGACAACGAATATTCCTACACGATTCTATAGTGGATCGTTCAATGGAAGCAGCACATCTTTACAGGTAACCACAACAGCAGTTACGGGTGCATGGACTATTGAGTTTTGGGTTTATAACGCCAGTTTTGGTGGAGCAGGCGGCAAAGGATATGTATTCAACGGCACTACAAGCTCAGATGCAGATAGAGTGCAGATAGGTGTTGATAGCACTGGGCAATTTTATTACTATCACGAAAACTCATCATCAGGAACTTTTACTGTCAACTCTGGCGCAACACTACTATCTCTGAACAAATGGCATCACGTTGCTGTTGTTTCTGATGGAACTACTCTAACATTATTCATTGATGGTGTATCTGTTGGTTCAGGAACAATCGCAAACAGCCCTTCACCAGGCACCAACTTTTATATTGGATTCCTAAGAAATTCTGGAGCATTGCAATATCATCAGGGTTATATTTCAGATTTTAGATATGCAGGAGCATCGGTGTACACAGCAAGCTTCACGCCACCAACACAAAAATTGACAGCGATTGGTGGTACATTTTTGCTTGCGCTACAAACCGCAAATGTTACTAAAGATAACTCTACCAATAATCTAACGATAACAAACAACGGTTCTGTCACAGCAGTAGCACCTATCTCATGGCCTACTGTGCAAAAGCAATATTCGACAGGTGTGATTGAGATTGTTGGTCATCTTGATGATTTCAATCCCGTTCAGAATGGTAATGTGAGTGCATATTTTATTGGTGATGGATATTATTTGAGTACACCTTCAAATGCATCTTTCAGTTTTGGCACTGATGATTTTACTCTTGAGGCTTGGGTATATCCTATTAACGGTGGACGAGCAGCAGATGCACTTAAATATGGAACTATAATATCTCAGTTTTTAGCCGGTAGCACTGGTGCCGGTTCAAATTCTTGGGGTCTAGGTATAGGTATGAATGGTGGAGTATTTTCTAGTGTAACATTTGAAGCCGATGGAGGATCTAGACTGGATATTACTGGTTTAACATTTGCTCTCAACACATGGCATCATCTTGCCGTTGTTCGTAGCAGTGGAACATTAACAGCTTATGTTAATGGTACATCGATAGGTAGTTCATCTTATGCATCTTCTATAAACAATAATTCTTCTGGATCTGTTCAAATGGGAAGAAGTGCTTTTGCCGGTTCATATAGTAACTGGCTAAACGGATATCTATCAAATGTTCGTGTCACAAAAGGTGTCGCTGTTTATACTGGCAACTTCACAACACCAACATCACCGCTACAGATAACTCAATCTGCAAGTGCGAATATTGCAGCAATTACTTCAACATCGTCTGTATCGTTGTTGACATGTCAAAACAGTGATCTTTCTGATATATCAACAAATCGGTTTTCAATATTCAACAATGGTGGTGTAACATTCAACAATGAAATAATACCGTTCTAAATAGGTATAAAGAGGATAAGATGGCAAAATTACAAGGTGGTTCTAGAACATACGGAAGTCATACAGTAGACACCGCATTGGTTGCTGGTGCTGGTGCTGGCTTTTCTAATATGGTTCTACTCACTTCAGGAACTGCGGCTACATATTCTTTACCCACTGCACTGCAAGTTCCTGGTGCTAGATTCAAAGTCACTATCATTGGAGCGGGTGGTGGTGGTTCTGGTTCTGCTGCTACCATCGGTTCTGTAGGCAGCGGTGGTGCATCTGGTGGTGTTATCATCATTTATCTGACAGTTGTAGCTGGTGCATATACATTCACATATAGCGTAGGTGCAGCAGGAACAGCAGGAGCAGCAGCCGGTGCTGGTGGTGCTGGTGGTCTTTCCAACATAATTTATAACGGCGTAACTTATCAGGTTGCTGCTACAGGTACAGCGGCCGCTGCTGGTGCTGGTGGTACAGCAGGTGCAATTACAGGCGTAACTAACGGTACGACACCAAATGCTATTGCTATCTCTGGTCAGCAAGGTGGTAACGGTGGTACATCATCTGCAACAACACCAGTGACAGGCATTGGTGGTGATACACCTCTCGGATTTGGTATGGGTGGTAAAACTGTAGGTATCGCAGCGGGTGCAGGCCGTGCTGGCATTGGTTTCGGTGCTGGTGGTTCTGGTGGATATTCTGCTGGTGCTGCAACAGGTCAAGCTGGTGGTATCGGCGGTGCAGGCCTTATTATTGTTGAATATTGAGAAAGGTTCATAAAATGGAATACACATATAAAATTACGAACATCTACTGTTATCCCACATATGAAAACAAAGAGAATACCGTATTCAATGTTTTATGGATCTACTCAGGCACCGATGGCACATACAGTTCGAACATCAACGGTTATACTATGATACCATTCGATCCTGATGTTGAGTATACACCTTTTGATGACCTGACTGAAGAGCAGGTGATATCTTGGGTTGAACAGAACACTGATCCAGCCTTACTATCAGAAATGAGAGCGCAGATAGAGGCGGAAGTGATTGCACAATCTAGCCCACCACCCGTCATAAACCCTATTTTACCTTGGCAGAAATGATAAATATTTCTAAAGCTATAACATAAAAACAGGAAAAAAATGGCAAATTTTATAACTTCGAGTGGTGAAGAATTAGCATCAACCTTTATGAATGATTCTTCACTAATTGATAGGTTTATTGGTAATCAGATATGGACTTGGGGAGATAACACCTACGGACAATTAGGTGATAATAGCAAAAGTTATGCCACGGCAAAATCTTCACCAGTACAAGTTAGTGGTAATCAAACAAATTGGATCAAATTACCTGATAGCATAAGCGCAAGTGCAACTCATATAGGTGCAATTAGATATGTTACTACAGGAAGTAATTTATGGTTGTGGGGTAATAACAATAGTAATCAAATAAACGTAACAGCCTATAGTGGCTTAACTTTATCTTATCCGTTACAAATTAAAGATATCGATACAGAAAACCCTCCAGATTTTTTATCTATAACTGATGTCTCACCATTTCAAACTACTGTACGCAGTAATACTGCATTTAGAACTTTTGCAAAAGGTTCAGGTGAATTTTTAGGAAATGGTTCTACAGCTGGTAGTAAAGCAAATAGCTTGCTACCTTTCTTTAATTCTGGAGGTGCTAATATATTGAAAGAGGTCTCTATTGGTCTCGATGGTGGTGTTGCTATACAAGCCAATACGGGAATTTTATTTTCAATAGGTTCAGCTAATATTGCTCCTAATGGTACTACAGGTTATTGGAGGCCAGCTCAACAGGTTGTTCCTACTGGTTATCCTTGGTCAACAGTATCTGCCGGAGATTATCATGTAGCTGGAATTACTACAGATGGTAGATTATGGAGTTGGGGAAGAAATAATTATGGTCAGTTAGGTAATACAACAATTACAGTTGGAAGCACAGTAAATACATATACACAATTACAAGGTTCTAGTAACAATTGGTCTAAGGTTTCTGCCGGTAGCGATCATACAGCAGCAATCAAAACCGATGGTTCTTTGTGGTTGTGGGGTAGAAATGATTATGGACAGCTAGGTGATGGTACTGTAATACATAGGTCTTCTCCAGTGCAGATAATTGCAGGTGGTAAAAATTGGAAACAAGTATCTTCTGGTTATAGACATACAGCAGCAATCAAAACCGATGGTTCTTTGTGGTGTTGGGGTAAAAATGATAGAGGTGAATTAGGTGATGGCACCATAATACATAGGTCTTCACCTGTACAAACAGTTTTAGCTGGTAAAAATTGGAAACAAGTTGCTGCCGCCAAAGAATTTACTGCTGCAATAACCTACTACGAATCATTCTTAACATAAGAGGAAAAAATGTTTGTAATCATACAGAATAGCTCATTGATCTTTGGTCCAAAAAATTGGAGCAAATTGATTTTTGAAGAAATTATAAAAGAAGATTGCAATCTAGAATGTAATATCAGTGTACAAAACGATGAGAATCTTCCAGTCGTTTTAGACAATGATGTAAAGATTCTTCCTGTCGTTTCGATAAATCAACCCTCATATAATTCGAAAATTGAAAGATTGGAGGGTCCTTATTGGAATTTCTATGAAGATAGAGCTGAAATGTATTATACTGTTGGTGATCTACCTATAGATGCTGTAAAAAACAGACTCAAGAATATCATATCTTCCAATAGATATGAGTATGAAAAGATAGGTTTTGATATGAAAATACAAAATGCTGATATCTATATCAATACTGGAAGAACTGAGAGGTCTGTCTTTTTACAGACACTATTTTACATGGAAGACAATGAAACCATAAACTGGAAATTTTCAGAAGGTTGGATGCAACTCACAAAACCAGATATGCAGCAGATTGTTTCTAAGATCAAAACACATGTTCAGTCATGTTTTATATGGGAACAAAACAAGATCGCTGAAGTTGATGCTGCAAATACACTTGAAGAACTTGATGCAATCAATACTGAGGTTGAGATATAATGCCTTATACTGGTGCAAATAATAACTTCAGAATAAGAGGTTCCGACATAGGTGCGGGCCCTTATGGTTTAATACCACTAGAATTTTTCATAGACGCTTATCCTAATATTTTTCCAAACTTCAAAAAATCTAACTTATGGTTGATGGGTGATAATCAATACGGTCAACTAGGTGATGGTACTGTAATACATAGATCATCACCAGTTCAATTATCAACAAGTGTAGCAAACAATTGGAATAAGATTAGTGCTGGAGATAATTTTAATGTTTCTATAAATAGCAACACCGAGACAACACTATTCAATAGTCAAGGTTTTTCTTGGGGCAATAATAACTATGGTCAATTGGGTGACAATACCATGGTCAATAAATCTTCTCCCGTTCTTTTTCAATCTTCTACTGATGTTTCTTGTGGATGGAATCACATATCTACTATTACAAACAATGGTGATTATCGTTATCTATGGACATGGGGAAGAAATGATTACGGACAACTAGGTGATGGTACCACAATACATAGATCATCACCAGTTCAAGTCGCAGGCAATTTTATTTGGTCCCAAGTATCTTGTCGCGCATGGAATACAGCAGCAACTAAAATAGACGGTACATTGTGGACATGGGGAAGAAATGATTACGGACAACTAGGTGATGGTACCACAATACACAAGTCTTCACCCGTCCAAACAGTCGGTGCTGGTACTACATGGAAAATAGTTTCCTGTGGTGTAAATCATATGGCGGCAATCAAAACCGATGGTACTCTTTGGAGTTGGGGTGTTAATGATCAAGGTCAATTAGGTGATGGTACAAGAATACATAGATCATCACCAGTTCAAGTAGGTGTTGACACTACATGGAGAACTCTTTCTTGCGGTACTAATTATACAGCAGCAATCAAAACTGATGGTACATTATGGTCTTGGGGTTATAACGATTTAGGTCAATTAGGAGATGAAACTCAAACACACAGGTCTTCACCTGTTCAAACTATAGCAGCAGGTACAAAGTGGAAGTATGTGTCATGTAGCAATCATACAGCAGCAATCAAAACTGATGGTACATTATGGTTGTGGGGTTATAATAATCTAGGTCAACTTGGTACGAATGATATCGAACATAGGTCTTCACCTGTTCAAACTGTATCACCAACTACAAATTGGATGAGAGTTGCTGCCGGTAATACACACACCATCATGATTCGTGAAAGTAATTTTTTCTAGAAAGATTTTTGAGTTGATTAATCATTTAGTTAAAATCATGGCAATTGATGGGTTTTTTACTACAAAAGATGCACATAATACATGTTCTATTGTTATGGATCTTTCTTATGAAAAAACAACATTCGGTGAGAAAATATCAAATTTCAATATGATACCGGAGAATGCTAATGAAATGTTTTCTAACATACTAAATACAAAGATTGAGGTTGATGAGCCGAGTTCTGGTGTATTTTTCAAACCAGTCTCTTGGATTCACTTTGAAAATTTCGAAAGTAGTAATGAATGGTTGTTTTTTTGTGCGTTGTCCGAAACAACACTGAATATCTTTGAGCATCAATCCGGCGCTACGACTGCGTTAGACGGTTACGAGTTCAATTATAGAAATTTATTTGAATGGGATTTACAACTCAATTTTATGTTGAAACCGGGTCAAGGTGTACTTTTTAGACCATGGTTATTTCATAGTTTCAATGGAGGCCTAATTCAAATGTTTAAACTGAGAGAAGTATAATGGCAGCAACAAACTTTCAAGTTAATGGTATTGATTTTGATGATGCCTACGTCAGAAAAGATGTTTTTACTAATATGAGTTCGCTATGGACTTGGGGAAATGGTGCTTCGGGACAATTGGCCAATGGTGGTTCTGGTACTGGTAATCATAGGTCTTTACCAGGTCAGATAACGGCAGATGCTAATACTTGGAAAAAATGTTTTAGTTTAGCAAGTGGATCGAGATTTGCTATAGCAAATAATGGCACATTATGGTGTTGGGGTTATAATGCTAATTATGTTTTGGGTAATGGTACCAATACAAATGTATTAACTCCAATAAAACTAAATGCCGGAAACAATTGGATGCAGGTTACATCAATAGGTGGTTTAACTGCTGCACTGAAGAATGACGGAACTGCATGGTGGTGGGGTAATTATGCCAATAGATCAACACCCTCTCAATACGGTGTTGATACAGATTGGATTCATATTGATGGAGGTTATGCACTTAAGTCTAATGGTTCATTATATGAAATGAGATTGAATGTCGTTAACATTTTAAATGTAACCGCTAATACGTTACCCTTAAATTTTGGAACCAATAACAAATATATCAGCGGCACCATTAACTATGGTGGCGCGATCATCAAAACTGATGGTACACTATGGACTTTTGGAAACAACAACTACGGTGAATTAGGAGATAATACTTTTGGTCTACATAGATCATCACCAGTTCAAGTATATGGTGGTGGTACATGGAAAGATGTATCTTATCGTAGAATCGGAACTTCTGGTGCAGTAGTCGGAGCAATCACAGCTAACGGTATGTTACATATGTGGGGCCATAATACAAATGGTAATTTAGGAATTGGATCAAATTCTCATAGATCAATACCGACAGTATTATATGTAACAACTTCTAATCCTAATAGCTGGATGAAAGTTAGTGCACCTAATTCAGCTCAAACTATAGCAGCATATCCTATTGGTAATAGAGAAGTTTTAGAACCTACGGTCGCCCTTTCTTCTGATGGTACCGCTTGGTCTTGGGGTATGGGTACATCCGGTCAATTAGGTGATAATAATACTGCGCAGCCCGGTACTACACATAGATCATTTCCTGGACAAATACGCACTGGTCAAGTATGGATAGATATATCAAGTTGTATGGGAATAACTAAATTTGATTTCGAATCTACATAAATAGTATATTAGAATAGGTGATGATATTATGAATGGTGATCCTTTAACAACTGTAAAATTTCTCATGTCTATACATCAGAACGATGATGCTAAAATTGTTCTAGATGTGATGAAGAAATATTGTATAAGTCTACAGCAAATAGATGCTGTTGGTGAACTATATTCGAAGATGAGAGAGTTCAGTGGCTGTTATGAAATGTGTCAAAAAGCTTTGACCTTGATCAAAACAGATGAAGAGTTGATATCAGTCAAATCAAACATGATAAGGGCGCTGATATCACTCAATAAACCTATAGAGGCATTAGATTGCCTTGATTTTCTAGAAGACAAACTTCCAAACAATCAAAGTAATCGTATGGATAGAGCTATGTGCCTCTTTCTTTTAAACAAGAAAGATGATGCAGAATCTATATTGAGAGAGATATTGGAAGAGCCACATTCAACCGAATTAGATAAAAAAATAAGATTCAATCTTGGTACTTATAATCTAAGAAAAGGATTATTCAAAGAAGGTCTTAGAGGTTTTCTGGTTGATGGGCGGAAAGTGGATATTTGGAGAAAGTATGATCTTCCTATATCAAATATTTGGACGGGAGGTCCAAAACCAGACAAAACTATAATGGTTTGCACTGAGGGAGGTTTAGGAGATGAGTTTATATCTATCAGGTTTATGAAGCATCTGAAAGATATAGGTATGAATCCTATATGGTATACTGATAGAGAAGACCTTGCCAAAATATTCGAAAGAAATGGATATCAAGTTGTCACATCCCTCAATGATTATAAGAAAGAATGGTTATGGTGTTATGGTATGGCAACACCTTGTTATCTAGACTTAGAAGAAGATGATCTTTGGTATGGGCCATATCTGCAACCTATTCGCCGAAAAAAAATATTACCTGGAAAATTGAAGATAGGTCTCAAGTGTTCGGGTAATGCAAAGTATGATCAAGACTTGCACAGGACAATACCTTTCAAAGAAGTGATTGATTGCCTACCAAAAGATGCGACAATCTATTCATTTCATGTAGACGAAGATATCGATGATCCTCGTGTTGTATCTCTAAGAGATAATATAAAATCTTGGGAAGATACTTTAGATTACCTAGATCAGATGGATGTGGTTGTTTCTAGCTGTACCTCATTACCGCATGCCTCTGGTGCGCTAGGTAAGAAAACGATAGTTATGGTACCTATCTTGACATATTATACATGGACATATCCTACAAAACATACAAAATGGTATTCAGAAAATACAACTGTATTGAGGCAAGTAGAGTATGATAATTGGAATGCACCTCTCAGTGAATTGAAAGAACTTTTTGATGTATAGTCGATACACTTTTTTGATGATATCTACGATCAATTCAACCTATGGTAATATAGATAGTTATACCAGATTCAAACAAACTGTCGAAGCAATAGATTCTGTTATAAATAAAGTTCCTGGTTGCAAGATACTCTTCGTTGATAACTCTAACACACCGATTCAAGAAAGTTGGAGGAATATCATTGAATCAAAGGTCACAGTTTTCCACCAACTCGAACACAATCTATTCAGTATTATAGGAAATATACACAAACTAAAAAGTGCATCGGAAACAAATATGATGTACAGAGCTTTCGATTTACTCAAAGAGTATAACTTATTAGGTGAAAGAATATTCAAATTGTCTGGCCGTTATCGTCTTGCAGATAGTTTTGATGTTGGTATATACAATAATCCTATATTTCAAGATAAGTATGCATTTGTGGTAAAACAATGGGCTTCAACCTACGATAACTGGTTGACAAAAAGAACAATTATGAGATTGGAAACAGCACTTATATCTTTCACACCCAGTCTATTAGATGAATTTCAATCTTTTTTACCCGGTGTTTTATGGCAAACAATGAAAACTGATGATTGTATAGAAGAAGCTCTATTCGAATACATACCTCATAATAAAATTATACCTCTAGAACTTGTTCATGTGGAAGCCGAAAAGGCAGAAGGTGGGTTTATATTTCAATGAAAACTGCTGCATATACTATTTGTAAGAATGAGATCAACCGAGTCGATCAGTGGATCTACTATACCAAAGATTTTGACTACAGAGTTGTACTCGATACTGGATCAACCGACGGTACATATGAGGCGTTACAAAAAGTACCAGGTATCATACTTGAACAGTTGATTATGCCCAAGTTTAGATTTGATATACCTCGGAATTATAATCTGAACATGATACCTGAAGATGTTGAATGGTGTCTTTCACCTGATATGGATGAATATTTCTCA